TGCTGACATGTCAATTATCTTGGCACAGACCAAGGATGAGAAGGAAGACGGGGTCATGCGCCTGTTCATAAACAAGAACCGAAATGGTCCTGCGCTTCGCACTGTGAAAATTGCCACAGATTTCGGGCACATGCAGTTCTACGCTGGTCCTGTTAAAGACTCCGCTTTGCAGAGCGGAAAGGCGAGTGCTACTGTGGAGGAGATCGAAGCAGGCGAACGTCACGAAGAGCTTGCTCAAATTCCTGATTTTGCAACTGGTGATGTAGTCCTTGACTGACTTTCTAACCTGGGCGCATAAACAAATGTTAACTGCCGTCAACGAAGAACACGAGTGCAGCTTTTGTGGAACTAAAGTAGAAAAGCTAGCGGTGAAGTCAGATAACAGTGACAAAGTGATTTGTCACAATTGTGTGTACGACCTACAAGTGGTGCTTGGTAAACTTCCCGCTGGTGCGCTACAGTGTGCGCGTTGCGGATTCTACCAGTTCGTAGTTGCACATTACGCGAACAATTTGAAAGTGGCGTTCGCTTACCTTTCACAAGACGACAAGGGAACAGCTGTGTACGGAGCCGTGCAATCTAGTGCTGCGTGGGATCGTAGGTCTTCTAAGTTCTTGCACGCGGATTGTGGACAATGTGCAAAGAAGATTCCTTTTAAGCGAATATGGGAGAGTCCTTACATCCTGCCTCACGAACAGAGAGTATCTCCGATGCCTCCAGAACCTCTTTGAGCCACTAGGAGTTTTCATGCTGTTTCGCAGAGTTCAAGAAGACTTTGACTGGGACGGATACCTCCACGCTACATTGGACGTGAAGCACACACCGAGCGAGGAGCTTCGTGTTTGCTGCTTTGCTTGTGGCGACAATGACTTCAAGCTGTACGTCAATCCGACCAAGCGAAAGTTTAATTGCTTCAAATGTGGTTTCTCTTCGGGTAAGTACGACACTTTTGATTTTGTAGCAAAGGCAGAGAACACGCCTAAGCACTTAGCCATCAAACGTTTGGTGCAAGAGTACGCACGTACCACACCTGACGACCCGATGTGCTTAATCCAGCAACTGGACGAGACAAAGATATCCGAGCCGGTAGTAATCACTCCCATCAAAACTATTCGCAGTCTTCCAAGTGCGTGCAAGCCTCTCACTTCTAGAGACGAACAAAACGCTCCATTCTGGGATTACTTGATCTCTCGTGGCATTACTGAAAAAGAAATAAAGGCAGTACGGTTTCATTACGTACCAGAACATTCGTGTGCTGTATATGATTCAAAACGAAAACGAAGAGGCAATATTGGTCGTCGTGTGGTTGTTCCTATTTATGGTGGCGACAATTCCCTCGTGTCATGGCAGGCTAGAGTCATTGATCCAGCCTACGCAGGCAGCGATAAGTACCTCTCAGCGCCGGAATCAGAGCTAGCAAAAACTTTTTGGCCGTATGTACGTCCGTATGGAAATCATGCTATACTTGTTGAAGGAGTTCTTGACGCGCTTGCGGTTCGTAGAATTCCAGAAACATCATCATACGCCACTTTTTCAAAAAAGATTTCACTAGAACAGATCTTGCTCCTAAAGTCATGGGGAGTTGAAGAGGTCACAGTGTTCTGGGATAGGCGAGATGCACGCAAAGAGATAATGCGTGCAGTGCCAGACTTGCACATGCACTTCCGAAAAGTGTATGTTAGTCGCATGACCGGCTGGCCTGCACACATGGATGCAGGTAACACACTTGCAGAAATTAACGGTGCTGATATGCTTAAGCTGGCACTAGAGGATTGTGTGGATACATACAATACTTTGGAGTACAGCAAATGGCAGATCACGTTTTAAACCGCATCGTGTTTGTCAAGGACCCAACCGTACTTCCTGAGAATGAAAAGCATCACGAAGTAGTAGATTCCCTGGCAAAGGCAAACAAGTTGGTTGTACTACTGTCTCACGGTAACAAGTACAACTTTCCTGCTGGTTGGATACTGCCTTCGAACGTTAAACTCCTGGAGTACGACTTAGAGATGCCCAGCATAAAAGCTGCAGTTAGTCGTATTCGCACGCTGTTGCGTGAACATAATGTGGAGGTGCACTCTCGCCACCTTGACGAGCGTGACACTTTACCTATAGTCTTGTCAGGTGCACTCGTAGCTGTGCCTACAGGTACCGAGCTGTCTTTCCTCAACGGACAAACCCAATACGTACGAACTCGCAAGACCCTAGAGACCCCGACGATAGTTGAACAAACGGAGTGGGACATACTATAATGGACATCCACACACAGCTCTCTCATGCTGCTATTTCTGTTGTTCCACACAGAGCTAATAGAGAGACTAAGTCATTCTCCGTAAGAGATACGTTTAAGATTGATACTGGCGTAAAGATGAGCCAGGGAGAGTCTGTAAAAGACTCGAAGGGAAATACAGTTTACTTAGATATCGCGGTTACTGGCTTTGCAACTCCTGGAGTTCTGACTCCTAGTTTGAATCCAAACTATGTCTTTCCAAAAGAAGAGCTAGTACAGCTACTTCAGGCAATAACGTCAAGAGACACTACGTATCTAGTTGGTCAATCAGGAACTGGTAAAACAGCCCTGGTAAACCAAGTAGCAGCTCGCCTGAATTACAACGTAGTTCAAATCAATTTCGACGGCCATCTGTCCCGTAGTGACTTGCTTGGTGACTGGAAAATAGCAAACGGCAACATGCTGTTCCGTTATGGTTTAGTGCCCCTGGCGTTTACAGAGCCCGGAACCATAGTGCTGTTCGACGAGATAGACGCGTGCCCGCCAGAAACTGCTTTCGTTTTACAGAGAGCTGTTAGCGAAGACTTGCGTTTCCTCATGCATGAAACAAACCAGATTTTTGAACTTCATCCACAGAATTGCATAGTGGGAACCGCAAACACAACAGGTATGGGAGATGATTCAGGTCTCTACGTAGCGGGTACTAACGTACAGAATTTTTCTTTCTTGAATAGATGGAAGACAGTAATAGCCATTGACTATATTTCCCCTGCAAGCGAAGTAAAGGTGCTGGAGAGCATGTTCCCCGCTGTACATGTGCAGCCTTTTATTTCTCCCGTAGTCAAGGTTCTATCTGCTGTGCGAGAAGCGTTCAAGGCAGGCACTGTTTCTGTGCCCCTTACTACTCGCGATGGAATTAATTGGCTTGAAAAACTTACTCGCGTACCTTTCCCGATGAAGTCGGCTAGGTACAGCTTCCTAGACAAGCTTCCGCCTAGCGACGCTTTGGCTGTCGCCAACCTAATTCAGCGCCACTTTAAGCTTCCTGAGAAAGACGACAAGAAGTACTTACTAGGGAGCAAGCGTACATGACTGCTCCCTACAGACTACGGCTATTCGGCCACACACTTTACCTAGAGAAGGCCGGTGTAATTAGCCAAAATTCATGTTGGGTGTGCTTCTACAGTAGCTATATGCACGCAGATGAAAGCCTAGCCAGGCTCTTGTGGAGCTTGCTTACCGAATACGAGAGTGACAAACACTTGGTTGGTTGGTAACCTTCGCACACGCCTCCTTCTTGGGGGCGTTTTTATTTCTGGTTAAGTATACCTACCCTCTGCCATCGCACAAACTCTAAGTCATCCTGCAATATCTGTCTTCCAGACTCCGCAGCGTGCGGAAACATCACAGATCCTGGCCATGAGTCGTGCGTTAAGCCCAAGCAGTGACCAAGCTCGTGCACCAACACTACGGTAGCGTCTTCCACACTTGTGGCCACGTCTAGGCGTATGCGGCAGTTTATGACTTCTCCATCGAATTCCTGCAGGCTGGCAAGACCTTGTAGCTGTACTTCTTCGTTTACGTCCGGTAAGTCTGTCTTTTCGAAGTATATGTCTGCTGGACGTTCGGCGTCAAAAACAAAGACATCCGCCCCTACTTGCGTGTTCCAATGCTCCATAGCAATATTCATGTGTAGAAAATCTACAAAGCTTATGGAGCTGTCTAATGCGATCACTAACGGAAACCTGTTACGATTCCAGTGTACTAATTTTCCGCTGGAATTGTACCATACTCCGTTTGCACGCGGTAACCACACCGTTCTGGGCGCGCAGCTAACTATGCCTATCAAGACTGTAGCTGCTACCACCACTAACAAGCGTATACTACGCATGCAATAAGTATAGCAGTTTATTTTAGGAAGAAAATATGAGAAGTAATGTTCGGTTAGCCGAATCATCTATCGAGCGCACTGCGCGCCTTCTCTCCCTGCAATTCGGTATCCGCGTTGTGTGGAAATCGGGAGAGTGCAAGACTGACGGCAATACCATCTACTTGCCTACGCTCCCTAGTGACGCTCCTAGCGAGCTTCTGGCTGCCGTGCACGGGTTCTTGGACCATGAAACCGCCCACGTATTATTCACTGATTTCAAGGCAATAAAAGAGCGCACACCAACTCCCACTGCAACACAATTTCATTGCATCAATGTAATAGAAGACAATCGGGTGGAGGCTGCGGTGTGTCGCTTGTTTCCCGGCTCCGTCACAAACCTAGCGGCTAGCAACGACTGGATGGTGCCAAAAATACGCCAAAATTGGCAAAACATTAATCAATTTATGCGGGCTTGTACTGCTTACGGGAATTTTGTTGCCTATGGCAAATACACAGATTTCTGGATGCACACAGTAGACGAGCAGACAAAGCTGTTGGTTGATAAATGCGTAGATGCAGTAGGCCCTGTAGCTAACATAGTATCTACCGATTTAGCAATTGAGGCAGGGTTTCGCATGTTCGAAGTGCTAAAAGAGTACGCAGAAGAGGAAGAGGAAGACAGAAAAAAGAGAGAGAAGCAGAAATCCAAACAAACAGCAACCATAGAAGCGGGAGGTACGCCTTCTTCTTCGCAACCAGTATCCCAAGACCAGTTAGGTGAACTACTAGGACAGGAAGCAGCTGCTCTTGTATCCAAGAGCGGAAAAAACGCAACAGGATATAAGCACGATGCAGACAGTGACAAAACGTACATAGTGTTCTCTACAGCAGATGACACTGTAAAACCTTTTCCTGACGTTGCAGTTGCTTTGAATGGACAAAAACTTCAACGGATAAGAGACACGCATAAAGCCGTAACAAATGTACTGCGAACTAGGTTAGTTAACTCTTTGCGTGCACAAGCAAGACGGCGTTGGGTAGGCAGCAAAGAAGAAGGCAAAGTTGATTCTAGAAAACTATACAGGTCTGTATTAGGTACCGACAACGCAGTGTACAAGCAGCTAGCTAACAGGCTACACATAGACACAGCTGTGTGCCTGGCTATCGACCATTCCGGGTCCATGGTTGGCAGGAAGCTGGACTTAGCCGGAACCGCAGCTATAGTGCTGGGCGATGTGTTGGACTCTTTGCGTATTCCATTCGCTGCGTACGCATATTCCACAGACCAACCTACCAGCATTCCAGCTGACTGTGTGCCCTACGCACGTTGGAATAGTCTGTGGATTAGATACTACAGAGATTTTAATGAGCCCTGGGAAAAAGGAGCCTTGCGTCTATCGGAGGCGTCTACTAACATCAGAAGTAACACTCTAGACGCAGAATCTGTGAAGCACGGTATTCGTCGATTGTTGTTACGCAAAGAGAAACGCAAGATACTTTTTGTGTTCAATGATGGTATGCCCTATCCTGGGCACGGACATGTGGGCCGATGTCAGCAACACTTGCTGGACGTAGTAAGCGCTGCTTCTGAGTACGGCATTGAGATCGTCGCTTTTGGTATACAGAGTACCGACGTTAGACAGTACTATCCTAACAGCGTAGTAATCCAACGATTGGAAGACTTTACCGAAGAACCGTTAAAAGTGCTTGACCGCTTACTTAGAAAAGGAATAAGACTTAAGTGACCGTACTTAATCCTTGCGCGCACATTGCCGTTACTGGGCGTGAACTAGGCAATAGTTACGGTGCCGGTAACGGTGACGGTTACGGTAACGGTAACGGTTACGGTAACGGTTACGGTTACGGTAACGGTCACGGCAAAGGTGAAGGTTACGGTAACGGTCACGGTGACGGTAACGGTGACGGTGACGGTGACGGTAACGGTTACGGTTACGGTACCGGTAACGGTGACGGTGACGGTGACGGTTACGGTGACGGTTACGGTAACGGTGACGGTGACGGTAACGGTGAAGCAATATTGGAGGAGATGGGAATCCCCAATGCTCTAAAGTATTTGTTTCTCCCACTCTCCAACGAAACCTTAGAGCTAGCTAACATACTACTCAATTGTAATACCTCTCTTGAGTATGAGAGTATCCTAGGTATTCTAGAGCTTAGGAGAGATGTATGTCTACGCTAGAAGGTAACGGTGACGGTAACGGTTACGGTAACGGTAACGGTCACGGTGACGGTAACGGTAACGGTGACGGTGGTAACGGTTACGGTGACGGTAACGGTCACGGTGACGGTGAAGGTGACGGTGACGGTAACGGTCACGGTGACGGTGACGGTGACGGTGACGGTGACGGTGACGGTAACGGTCACGGTGACGGTGACGGTAAAGGTGACGGTGACGGTAACGGTTACGGTAACGGTAACGGTCACGGTGACGGTGACGGTGAAGCAATATTGGAGGAGATGGGAATCCCCAATGCTCTAAAGCACTTGTTTCTCCCACTCTCCAACGAAACCTTAGAGTTAGCTAACATACTACTCAACTGTAATACTGCTCTTGAGTATGAGAGTATTTTAGGTATCTTAGAGCTTAGAAACGACATTTATACGTAAGGGAGACTAATATATGGACTTCACAGACTATCAAGACGCCGTTAGTACGACAGCAGTTTATCCCAACGTAGGATCAAACTTCGTGTATCCTGCACTTGGGCTTTGTGGTGAAGCGGGAGAAGTCGCAGAGAAAATCAAAAAGGTGTTGCGTGACAAAGCCGGAGTATTAGACGAAGAAACGAGAGCGGCGCTCAAAAAGGAGCTAGGCGACTGCTTATGGTACGTTGCCCGTCTTAGCTCAGAACTAGGATTTTCTATGGCTGAGGTTGCTGAAGGAAATATAGAAAAGTTGCGCTCTCGCAAGGCTCGTGGCACACTGCAGGGCAGTGGCGACAACCGTTGATCTAGAGATATCTGAAGAGTATAAATATGCCCGCACCGGTTATGTTAACCAGGGTCGAAGATCGGATCATGTCCTTTCTACTATCCTTGAGCAACTGCCCGGTGACGGGCGACTTCCTTTACGCTGGCACCATCGTGATGTCGCTTCTTTTCAAAAACGTTATGGCAGCTATGGTACCGTATTGTGGGCAGCCGCTAGCAATTCCCACTTGCTGCTAATAAACGGTCACAAGGTGTTGCGTGTCTGGTTAGACGCAGCACAGCATTGTCAAGTAGACTTGAACGAACCCCTGGCGGTGTACTTGTCCTCTGCTGTGTCGTTTTCTAAGATAGTGGATATACCAGCAGGTAACGTACGTAAATGTAAACCAATGACTAAGCGCATCCGTATATGGCAGAAATTTCACGCTATTGCTTTAATGGATGCAGTAAAGAGGGTGTATGGGTTGGATAAGCCGCGAGTACTTGTGCGACAGCTGTGGACATGAGTGGGCAGACATTGTTAGGCGTGGTGAAGAAGCGCAAAAATGCCCTGAGTGCGGTACGCTGAGTAACTACGTAATGTCAGCGACTAATGTCGCTTCTTACTCTCTGATGAGTAAGGATGACCAAGCAAAGCATTTGCGCAAAAGGTCTAGAGACCACACTAAAGCGATGCTTAAAAAAGACCCAACTTCCATGAAAATGAGTCGGCATGTCATGGGAAAGAAAAAGTAATGAGCGAGGACATACTAAAAAAGCCAGTGCACCTGGCTATACTAAAGCCTACTCATATTCAAAAGCTAGCCAATGAAGGAAAGCTGCGTGATGCCCCATTTTCTGTCCCGGCAAATGTGCAGCAAGTGCAATTACCTGAGCCTGTAAAAGAGAAAACAAGCACTCTTGGCTTGGAAAAGCTAGAACGTCCAAAAGTCATACAAAGTGACCTTTTCAAGAAGAACAAAAAGCAGTTGAATCTGCGAGTGCTGCACGACCGCGTACCGCCTTTACCTGATCACCTGAAGCCTCCTTGTTCGTCGTGTAAAACAGCTGCGTGCTGCTCTGCTTTCGCTGTAAACATCAGCAAAGAGGAATATGAAAGCGGCCTTTACGGTGATGCAGCAGTTCAGCTAACTCCTGAGATGTATAAGCAGCTTAGGAGTAACTTCTTGTTACCCGTAATGGCAGGCTTGCCGTTCAAACCTGACTATTTCTTAGAAGGAAAAATTGGAGATCCTTGCCCGTTCTTGACCCCTGAGAATTCCTGTGGAATCTATGACATTCGACCGACTACATGCAGGACGTACACTTGCGTAGGCGACCCTAGAATTACAGAGGGTATGCGACAAGGCACAGAGGGTTTGCATACACAAATTAACTCACTCGTAAATAAACACAACCATGATAAATAATGAAGCTCTTCCAACCCGACAACTCAATGGAGTCACATTCAATTGCTGGACTGGTGTTGGCGACTCAAAACTTTTTCTTGTTAACACCAAAGTAGAATGGGACGTCTTCTACAAGCTGCTTGAATCCCAAGATTTAGTAGCTTGTGATACTGAGACGACCGGATTTAACTGGCATTCCGGTGACCGCATAGTCGGTTTGTCCTTTGGTTGGAGAGACATGCACTTCTACGTGCCGGTCAGGCACGAGAAGTCTATTCAAGAGACACAGGCACCGGAGCAGCTTACTATTGAAGAAATCCGGGATGACCTAATCTGCTTCTTTAGTAAGACCAGCCGCACTACGTTGTGGCACAACTGTAAATTCGATTATCATTTCTACACCAGAGAAGGCATAAAGATTGCTTGCAAGATTCACGACACGCGAACATTATGGCATTTCTATGATGAAAACGCTCCAGGAGCACTAAAGACTATTGCATCTGGGTGGAAAGACGACTTAGGTCGATGGCATAAAGGCATCGTTGCAGGTAACGCCAATGCCAAAGAAAAGGAAATATCTGACTGGCGCACGAAAGAGTCCAGACTGCGGCGCGATGCATTCCGTAAGCTTGTAATGGCGGAAGCTGACAAACTCTGCAAAGACCTCGCGTATCAGCATCTGAACCGCGCATCTCTGAAAAAGCACATTGCTTCGGAGATACTACACAACCATCCGTACGCTAAAGCAAACAAAGAAGACATTCACTACGGCATGGTGCCTATTAGCCTCATGACCGAGTACGCCGCGTTAGACACGTTCTTGACGTACAAGGTATACGAGTACTGCGTCAAGCACATAAATTGGACTCCAGGACTAACTGCGCTGTACAAGAATGAGCAGCAGTTGATGCTAGCGCTATATGAGGCCGAAGAGCATGGCGTACGCATTAACAGAGAGCACTTAATGCACGCGGGAGTGGAGTTCGATAAGCAGATGGCTGAACTTGACCTAAAGATCAAGTCTGTCATAGGCGACATCAACTTAAAGTCTGTTCAGCAATTGGTTGGCGCACTTCAAGATCACGGAGTAGAGCTGACTAAGTTCACTGAAGCTACAGAGCACTTAGAGAACGAAGAGGAGCGACGCTACGCCCTGGATAAAAAAGTGCTTGAGAAGCTAAAGGGCAAATACGATATAGTAAAAGATATTCTTAAGTTGAGAGAGTACGCAAAGGTCAAAGGAACCTACATAGATGGTATCTTGGAGAAGTTGACGCCAGACAACGTTTTACACTGCTCGTTCAATCAGAACGTAAGCACCGGACGCATGTCCAGTCAAAACCCGAACCTACAGAACATTCCGGCCAGGGATAAGACTATTCGTAAAGCATTTATCCCTTGGGATGACGACCATATTTATGTGTTTGCCGACTACTCACAGGTAGAAGTACGGCTTACTGCACACTACTCTCAGGACCCCCTGCTGCTGGATGCCTACGCGAAGGGGCACGACATTCATACTCGCACTTTTTGCGAGATGTTTAGTCTTGACATAGCTGAGGTGTCTCAAATCCTAAAAGATGAGAATCATCCGAAGAACGCAGAGTATTCCTTGCTTCGTGGCGTAGCTAAGAGAATAAACTTCGGGACAATCTACGGTGTAGGTGCTCCAGGACTGTCTGAGCAAGTGGAAAGGCCAGCGAAATACAAGAACGCGACAGACGAAGAATGGGTGAACGCTTGTCAAGAATTCATAGACAAGTACTTCGCTAAGTATGTAGGCGTTAAGCGTTTCATCAACCAGGGAAATCGTTTAGTCAAAGACAACGCTGAGCTTACTAACTACTTCGGAAGAGTGCGACACTTGCCTTGTGCTCATGCTCGCAAGATACTGAAGGACGATTCTTTGTTCCGGATGGAAGCACGAGCGCAACGACAGGGCGTAAACTTTCTCATCCAGTCTACGTGCGCAGACATGTTTAAAATTGCCGTAGTACGAATCCGTAACATCTTGAACGGCAAGAAAAGTAAACTCGTGAACTTCGTACACGACGAAGTGCAGCTATACATGCACAAAGACGAGCTATACCTACTACCTGCTATCAAACAGGCTATGGAAGCCTGGAAGTTCACTGTGCCTATTGTGGCTGAATTCTCGTCTTCTACGGAATCTTGGGGAGCTAAGAAGGCGCTGCACGTAGAAAACCCGTAGGGCACCTTAACAATGGTTGACACCAAGGCACTGCTTGCTAGAGTGCCTTTTCCTCGGAGCTAAAAATGTCGGATAACACCAAGCTTAGTGACCTAGTACCTGTGCATACCGTGGGCGTTGTGGATTACGACTCACATTTAGACGAGCACCTGTACATCAATAGGTCAGACCTTTCTTCTGAATTTGCATCTCACGCCGAGCGGTTTGCCTACTACGCCACCTGCTTTGAACTAGCTGCTGACAAAGTTAGGCGTCTAGACATAGACTTGAAGCGCATGTACGCTGTTCTTGACGCTGAGAAGCGGGGCGAGATGATGAACAGTGGGGTTAAGACTACAGAAAAAATGATAGAAAACATGGTCATCACAGATGACAGATACGTCGCTGTTCAGTCTGAACTCATGGACGCAGAAAAGCAGCACGGACTATTGAAGGCGGCTAGGGATTCAATGGCTGCCAGAAAAGAAATGCTTGTTTCTTTGGGGGCTAATCAGCGTACGGAGTTCCGGGCCGATGCAGTTGTGATAGGTCGGGAGCTTCGAGATAGAGGTTGACACTAACCTACACTGTGGTAGGTTAGTGATTCAATTCTACCAAACGGTAGTAACTAACTAAACGGAGAAAACATGGCACTAGATATCTCAAAGTTGAAGAAGGCTCAGGCAGAGGTTCAGGCGCGAATGACCCGTGGTGGCGGTCCCAGTATGAAGTTCTGGAAGCCACAAGAAGGTGTAAATCGCATCCGAATCCTGCCTCCCTGGACGGATGAGGGTACTTTCGCTGGCGTTTTTTGGCGAGAGGTGTGGCAGCATTGGAACGTAGCAGAAGAGGCAGGTCCTGTTCTTTGCCCCAAGAAGACTCCTGGAAGTGAAGACCCTGATTGCCCGATTTGTGACTTCGTAGAGCAGTTGCGTACGCAGAAGTCTAATGTGCAGGCGCAGGAACTGGCGAAGGATTTGCGAGCAAAGGTGGCGTACCTAATGTCCGTGGTGGACTTGGCGGACGCTGTGTACACTGCAAAGGACATTGCGGATTGGAAGAAGGAGCGTCCAGACGCGGAGCCTCCGTTTGCCGTGGGCGATGCAAAGGTTCAGGTCTACGCTTCCACTTCCACTATCTACGAGCAGATCGCTTCTATCGTGCTTGCGAACGAGCTGGACATCACGGATCGTGAGGAAGGCCACAACATCATCCTTACCAAGATCGGTAACAAGGACAAGATGAAGACCCGCTACACGGTGCAGCCAGACCTCAAGAAGACCAAGGCTCCAGTTCCCCCGGATTTTGAACTTCCCGACCTTGGAAAGATTGGCCGATTCCAGTCGTTCGATGATATGAGCAAGCTACTGTCTGAGGGTGCGGGCGGTTCTTTCAAGGCGCTGCTTCCTTCTTCCACGAACAACGTGAAGAACGCAGCGCCAGCAGAGTGGGCTAATGAAGATGGGGACGACCTAGCATCAGAGATGCGTGCTTCTCTGGGATGACTTAGAGTCTCAATAACCCTGTAAACTCAATAAAGGGCACATGACTACGTTGTGTGCCCTTTATTCTTATGTATTTGGAGGGCATCATGACCAAGCGGAAGGCGATTATTAGCACAGGTAATTACGAAGACAAAGAGTCC